TCGATCCGCTCGATGAACTTCCCGCGGGCCCCGTAGAGTTCCTGGCTGTCGACGCCGAAGACGGCGGCGTAGCCGGTGAGGGTGTTCCCCTCGCGGGCGACCGGGGCAAGGCGACGTTCAACCCGTGAAGTCATTGACGCTCCCCGCCGTCTGGCTGGTGTCATCGCCGGCGTTGGTGGTGCCGCCGCCGGCGCCCATGTTCTTGGCGAGGATGAAATCGTTGCCGTCGGCGACAGGCTCGAGGTCGAGCCATCCACGCGCCTCGTTGCGGGTGATGATCGAGGCTTCGACGCCGGCGCGGATGGCGGCCATCGTCTCGGCAAGGGTCGGGCGCACGACGGCGTCGTAATCCCAGACCACGCGGCCGACGCCGCCCATGACCTTCCGGCGGTATTCCTGTGCCCATTGTTCGGCCCAGTGCGAAAGGCACGCATCGACGTACATCCGCAACAGCGCTTCCATGCCCCCGCCGGGTCCGCCGGTGAGGTTCAGGTAAGGGCTGGGGACGCCGAAGATCCGGGCGATTTCCTCGACGGTGAAGTTGGACGCCTCGACGTACACGCTGTCCTCGAGCGTGCCGCCGATCGTCTCGACCTTCATGCCCTCGGCCAGGACGATCGGCCGGCCGGCGTTGTCCGCGCCCGCGTGCCGTTCCATGTAGGAGTTAGCGATCCGCTGCTGTGCCTCGGGGCTGAGCGGTCCCGGGTGCACCAGGGCGATCTTGGGCACGCCGGCGTTGCCGAAGACTGCGTTGCCGGTACGGGCGAGGTTCTGACCGAGCGAGAACGAGTCACGAGCGGTGCGGATCGGCGATTTGCCCCAGATGCCGTCCGAGCCGAGGGCCTTCACGTGGAAGACCTCCTCGGGCTCGATCAGCCCCATGCGGCCGTGGCGATAGCGGATTGTCCCGCCGGTGGTGTCGAGCGAGATTTCCTCGGGCAGCAGCAGCTGCAGCTCGACCGCCTGGCCTCGCCCGTCGCGGGCCACGTAGGCGAACGCGTTGCCGTACAGCAGGACGTTCACCATCATCGCCCTGCGGAACTCGAACTGCGTGTGGTAGCGCGAGGGATCGCCCTCGAGCAGGTCGCCCGCGCCTCCCTCGACGCGGGCGCCCAGCCGTGCGATGTCCCCACTGATCAGCTGAACCGCGCGATATGCGGCGGCGATCCGCAGGGCGCCTTGCTCTGTGAGGTCGGGCGCCGCTGCGGACGAGATGGGCCACCATCCGAACGTCGAGACGCTCGGTGCCGATCTGCGCTGCAACGTACCGCGAAGCCAGTTGAGCATCGCGCCCCCGGACACAGGATGTAGCCGCCCCCACGGAAGCTACTCAATGCCCGAGGCCTCGTAGACAGACGCTGCTCGGTTGGCCTCGAGCGAGTACGAGTGTACCGCCATCAGCGCAGACATCAAGGGATCGATGATCTTTCGCCCGGTCTTCACCGGACGGATGTTCCCGTTGTTGTCGCTCCACACCTCGACGTCGGCGCATGCCCGTCTAAATATCTCGTCCGCCTGAAACACCATGCGCTTCGACACCCAGTAGTTCTGGAATACCTGACACGCAGGGCCGAGCGTCGAGATGGTCATGGGGTACTCGACGAGCGGGACCGCATCTTGATGGACTAAACACTGCGCGAGGTACGTCGAGCCCCACTTGTCGAACGCCACCTTGCGGACGTCGAAGAACGCCCGCCACGCCGCGACCTGGTCGCGGATCGCCTGGTAGTCGACCTCGCGGCCGGGCGTCAGGCAGATCCGGCCCTCCGATTCCCACCTCCGCAGGGGCATGGCGTACTCGAGCTCCCGGTCGCGGGCGCTGTCCTGGGGCCACCAGTACTTGCCGACGATGGCCAACCGGCCGTCCTCCATCGGGACGCAGGCCACCAGGGCGCTCATGTCGAAGCTCTTCGACAGGTCGAGCCCGAGCCACGCCGGACGCCCGCGGAGCTTCTCAAGCTCGACAGTCGCATCGTCCCAGTAGTCCATGTTCAACCACCCCCCCACCCCATACTGCGGGCGGCACAGCTGGTAGCGGGCGAACTCGTCTTGCTTGACCTTGGAGACGCTGCAAGACGCCCACAGGTCGCGGATGCCCTGCAGGGTCGGCTGCACCGGCAGGCCCGGGTTGGCCTTCAGCCATACCGCCTCGTCGTGCAGCTCGTCGTCGTCGTCCACCCCCCACAGCCAGTACTGGTTGGAATCGATGTCGATCCTTCCCTCGAGCACCGCCTGCCCGGTCTTGACCTCGTCGGCGTACCAGTTGTCGGGGTTGCTGCCGGGCGTCGAAATGACCACGCCCAGCGTCTCCTTCCGCTTGGCCGCCGTGGTGGTCAGCTTCGTGGCGAAACGGCCCCGCCACTCGTGGGCCTCGTCGCCGATCCACAGGCTGGGGTTCAGGCCGTCGAGTGACTTCGAGCTTGTGGTGTGGGCCGAAAGCTTGCAGTCAGCTCCAAGGCGCTCAACCGTGTACTGCCTGCTGACCAGGTCACCACCAGCCCGGTTGCTCATGGTCTTGGCAGTGTTCAGGAGCGTGGCGGCCTGGTCCCGCTTGTTGGCGATGATGTCCACCCGCCGGCCGGCGGCCGTGGTCAAATCGAACAACGCCAAGGCGGCCATGAACGTCGTCTTGCCGGCACCGCGACCGACCTGCACCAGGGCGAACTTGGTGCGTCTCAAGCCGGTGTCTTTCCGCCGCCATCCGTACAAGCCCGCGACAACCCACAATTGCCAAGGCAACAGGCGGTAGTCCTGGTCCGAGTCGTCACCCACCAGACCGCAACGGTGCACGAACTGGGCGATGCGTTCAACCGTGTTCCAGTCCATCTCAAGCTCGGGCCGCTCGAGGTCACGGGCCCACCGTTCCGCCGCTAGCCGGATGTAGGCCCCGGCCGGAAGCGAGCCGTCCAAGATCGATTGGACGTAGCCAGTGACGGTTTCTTTGGCGTGGACCCGGACGGGCCGTCCCTTTGGGCGCGATAATGTCATGGTTTTCAGCCTGATTTTCCTTGTGCGCTTTTTGCTGAGGTGCGGCGGGTACCTCAGGACCGTCAAAAACGGGGTTGGCTACCCCCCCCTAGGGCCACCCTCATTATTTTGCAAATAATGCGGGTTTGACCTTAGGAGGTCGCCAAACCGTCGTTGACGGTCCGAGAATCGGTGATTGATGTCAGCTCAGCGGCTGTGATGGGCCCGGTGGCACGGGCCGCAGATGCTCTCGAGGTTGCTGTAGTCGAACCGGTGGCCTCCAGCCTCGATGGGCACCTTGTGGTGCACCTCGGTGGCGATGGCCCCACAACGCCCGCAGAGCGGGTAGGCGGTCAGCTGGCGTCTCCTGATGGTCGACCACCAGCCCGAGTACTGGACGCGTATACGAGGCAACGGCTGCCCGTAGGAGGGCAGCTGGAGCTTGGGGATGCTGGACATCCTCCGGCTAGGCACGCCAGCCCTTGTGAAAGGCCAGCATGTCGACCAGGTCATACACACGTTTGAGCCTCAAGGTGACACACCAATCGGTGTCCTGGTCAACCCGATGGATGCACCACGGCAGTTTCAAAGGACCGCCGTCCATCTGTGCCTGGATCAAAAAGGCTTCAGATTGATCAGGCGTGATTGGATGCCGTCGCCGCTTGATCTCGGTGTGCAACAGCGGCAACGCCTCGATGTAGAGGTCAGCATCGCCCGCCTTGCCGCAGTACTGGGCGTTGCGGCGTACGGCACACTCAAGGACGGCCGTCAGGGCCTTGGCCGCCTCGAGCTCGCCCGCCTTGCCCTTGGCTCGGCTGTTCATGACCTCGTCCTCAACTCAAGCCGCTTGCGGCAACCAAAGTTGACGAACTCCAAAACGCCTTCACCGAAACTGCGCTCATTGCCTCCTCTGATCCGCTTCACCCTGTCCATGCATTCACGCATTTCGCCAAGACGATTGGGAACAAACTTCTTGCCCCATTCCTTGCTGTTCAGGCTTACGCCTTCAGGCAGGTTCATTTCAAGCCAGACAAGTCCCTTCACTTCCTCTTGTTTGATCTGATCACCCCTGCACATCCGCACAATCAAAGGCCAAACCCGATTGAACGATTCCGGGTAGCGATC